AGAACTTGGCTCCGCCCTCCCTGGCTAAGAGCTCGTACTTTTGCACTACTTCGGGAGCACTCGCCCCAACGAGATCGTCGCCGCAAATTGTTACTCTTCGCGGCTTCCGATCCAGATGCTTGTGTGCCAGCTGCCACCAAGAAAGGTTGGCTAGGCACAGGAAGAACCAGGTGGTGGGAAGACCCATCAGCGCTCCCCGCTTGGTGAGACAGTGCCGCCCTAAGGCGGGGTACTCGATCACCTGCGGGCCGAGCGCGAGGTTCACTGCCCTTAGCACAAACTTTGGCAGTGTCTTCCCTGGTTCGGACCTTCGGATCCCCTCCCAAAGGGATTCGTAGGTCTCGCGGGAAATGAGGTCGGTAGCGGATTTAAGGTCTGAAGAGACCACAACCGCTTTCCGACTGATCCCGCCTTCCAGCATCTGTTCGACGGCGTGGCGGTGGTCTCCGGCTAGGACCATCCGTATAGACGGGTCCTGTCGGAGTCCCTCCGCCATCCACCGTCGGGCGAGGTGGCATACTGCCACCAGTGCTCCCGGGCTCTTTGTCACCACTCGCACCTTCATCCCCCTCTCGCACACGACGACCGCCTGTGCTCTCGGCTCCTCAGCCGGTAGCTCAGATGCTAGCCGTTTGGCGAGTTCCGCGTGTGCGCGGAGTGCTGCGTCATCCTCTGCAGCAGGGTACGTCGTTAATCTTTTGACGTACTTGGGGACGGATCCGATTGCCTCCTGCATCTTTTCATGGAGGTATCGTCCGAGGCCGCCCTGTTTCCTGGATGATTCCAGGCAGGCCCCCGCACTTGGTTCAAACTCCAGGTGGGGGGAGAACGGCTTAAGGTGCGTGTTCGCCCACTCTTCCGCAAAGGACGCCAATTCTTCACGGCGTCCTTCGGGGAGTGGCTCGGCGCGAGAACTCAGGGCGTCGAAGTGATCTTGGAGGGCTTTAAGCCCTTCCTTGTCACTTCGGCCCTTGGGGAGTGCTCGCCCAATGAACGACAGTTGCGTGACCATGTCACGCTGCTGGGGTGTCCGATTCCCCGCTCGGAGTGCTTTACGCAGCTCCTCTAGGGGACCACCCATCGCGCGCATAAAGCGCGATTCGTTGACCGGGCGACACTCGATCGCTGCCAGTCGGCAATCCGCGGCGAAGTCCTTGAGACGCTGTGCTATATGCGCAGGTCCAGACAACTCCGTGGTCCGAGCGAACCAACGGTGCAGAGCCTTCAGTGCTCTCCAGGCACTGTGGTGTTCAGGCCGCCCAAGATTCCACCTGGGCCGGCTGGCCATTGCGGATGCAATGGCAACCATCAGTGCCGCCCAGAAATCGGAGGATATCTTCCGGTTCCGGGCACCTCGCAACCCAGCTGCACCCAACGGTGCCTTGCTGGTCTCGTCAGTCCCGGGACGGTCCGTGCTTGCACGTGAGCGTTCCCGGGTCGGGGAGAGGCCTGCCAAGAAAGCTGGAGGCGCGGGAAGCGGAAACTTCCGCATC